CTAAACTAGGATCTAGTGTAACAATATAGGTAGACATGGGATTGATTTTCTTATACCAACGGCATTGTCCCATTTTCATAATAGGCTCAATGCCCACCATTTCTGCCAGTTTGATAGAATTGATTAGTGTTTCGTCAAATACTAAGAATTCGCAATCGTGTTCACGACGGAATCGTTCTTCACCAATCCGGCTTCGCTCAGTATGCGCCCACGCTTCGTCTCGTTCAGGGTGTTCATTCCAATATGCTCTGAATGGGAAGAATCCGTTACGTCCCGTTAACTGTTCATTACCAAACTCGTCAAACTTATAATTTGCTTCTTTCCATATTTGGGCAAACTGATCTTCGTCTGAGTTGGGCGTAGATGTAATAATTGCCTTACCACCAGTTGCTAGCGTTGGGCTAATAGAAGTCCAGAATTCAGAAGCGATGTTTGGCGCAACGAACGCAAATTCATCAGCGTATAGTAATGACAGCGCCATACCCCGGCCGGTAGTTTCTGTAGTAGTTTGCGCTACAATACGCGAACCGTTTTCAAATTCAATACTTTGCTTATTATAGCTGGTGGCGCCTGCCCGAATAATATCAGGACACAATTCATATGCGTATCGAATACGCGACATAATTTCCTGGGCACCTGTGTATTTGTGCGCTGCAATAAGAATGGTAGAGTCAGGTACGAACATTGCGTACCATAATAGATAGCCCGCTGCTGTTGTAGTTTTACCAGTTTGGCGCGGAAGTAAGTTAATGTTAAATCTATGATTGTGGTAGCTATCAATCAACCTACGCTGATAATCAAATGCTTCATATTTTAGCTTACCCTTTACAGGATGCTGAATATAGAAAAAGTTATCTAGAAAATAATGGGGACCTGTAATAGGATCTGAGCACTTCGCAAGATCTTCTAAATCCTTTTCTGTGAATTTTTGTGTGGAGTGAGCACGTTTAACTAAATTGCCCTCAATATTTTTGCTTGAGTTCTTTGCCATACTGTTATTTACTAATAAAAATAGCCCCCGAAGGGGCTATTTGGTTTAAACCTTGCCGGTTTATTTTTTTGTCTTACTTTCGTTTACAAATTTCTTGTAATCCGCGAACAATGCTTCTTCCATAGTTGCGAATGCTTTGGGTTGAGTACCATCCATTCTGTCACCTTGGCCTGGCTGATTTTCACGGTGTGCATATTTGTTAGAATCAAATTCAGGAACATCATTAGGGTCAGCAGGAGAATTATCATACTCATCTACTGGCTCTTTCTTTTCTTGATCATGATCATCCATGTCATGATCGCCATCGTTATCTAGGTCGCCGTCGTCTACGGACATGCCGTCGTCTGCATCAGCATCGCCGTCACCTGCATCACTATCTGGATTTAGTCTATCAATAACAGACCGCATTGCTGGACCTGCTGCCATTGCTACTGCCGGTTCAACTTCTGCTGGTTCGCCTACTGCTACATCCATTGGAGCTTCTGGCTCGCCTTGTTGTTTTACACCTGCTAAAGTCATAATGTCTCTAAGCATTGCGCTTAATTCGTCTCCGCTGCCAGCAGTAATATTAATGCTAGCAGGAGTTGACGGACGATCAGGAATCATGCCTCCCATCCCCATCTCAGGCAGGCTACCACACTCTTTAACTATAGTGGGATTCTTTGAATCAAGTTCGGCTAATCGTTTTAATACATCAATCATTTGCATAATTATTTCCTTGGGTTATAATCCGATTGTTTAATCGGACTAACATTATTAGCTTCTGCATCAGTGTTATACTTTACAGCAGCTTCTGTTGGGATCACTTCACCACGTTCTTTGCGTTGAAGTTTTAGAATATCGTTTAGTTCTTTAACAAATCCAGAATTGTATTTGTCACCATAGTAATCTTCAAACTTAGGATCACCCGCTTCTTTATAATTAGGATCATCTAATAGTGCGCCCTTTCTTGGCTCACTTGGAGTTTGATATTCTTCACTAGGCTCGCCCGGCCGACGAACTACTAAGTGTTGCTTACTAACTCCTAGCTCTGTTGATAGGTATTCAGTTAGTTCTTGTTGTGTTGTAGGATAATCTAAACTTACTTCATAGATGTTTACTTCGCAGTTTCTTACTTGCGGAAAATCTAACGGAAGTGATTGGATTGGAGTCTTAGCTGTTTTCTTAAAACTGCTAATTGTGTACTTGTCCAACAATGTCTTTAATTCAGTTTCTTGCTCAGCCGTAAACTCTCCTGCTACTTTAACACGAAAGTCGTATTTTTTTGCCGATTCTGACAAATAATTGATAAATGTTTTCATAGTATTATTTATTCATATTCCTAAGTTTTTCAAGGATACTATTTCTATCAGTTAGAATATATCCTTCCCCTTCAACAGGCTCTCCGGTGCCTTCGCCGTTTTTCCTGTCAATAGCTAGCTTCTTTAGCTGCAAATCAACCATTTTAAGTTTCTTATCTATCTTTGCACTCTTCGCAGAAATAGCGGCTGTCATCATACTAGCAGCAACTTCAAACATTCTTGCCCCGTATCTAGCTTCTACATTCATACCTAGATCCATTAAATCGTCGTATGCTTGTTCTGCTTTCTTTGCAAGGGCATCAAACTCTTCATCGCTTGCGTCCCCTAGCCCTTTTACTTTAGGGAGGGCCGCTGCGATTTTATCAAATTCTTCTAGCTTGTCTTGTAAATCAATTACAGGGACCGGAACTGCATCTACAGGTGTAGGATCTACAAGTCTGTCGGATGGATCAATATTCAAAAGTTCTTCTAATTTTTTCGTCATAATCTTACTTATTCCGCTTTTTGGGACTGTGGAAAATATCGTTCTCGCTTATGATTCTAAACTTAACACCGTTCTGCTGTGCCCATGCTGCGGCGACTGCCCACTTGGCTTGATTCTTAACAAACTGAGCTTGGTTGTAGGGATTCTTCCCTACCTTTTCTAGCAGTGTTTGATTAAGTGGTTTTATCTCAATTAGTTCTGCGTGTTTCTTTTGATTCTTATCTACATAAACAATAAGGAAGTCTGGCACATATACTGTTTGTTTACCGGTAAAGGGGTCTCTATATGGAATCTTTACTGGTTCGCTAGACCATTGTTGTATCGCAGGATTGTTATCACAAAACTGCATAAATGTTATCTCCCAGGAACTTCTATATGTGGGAAGTTTGTTCCCCACATATTTCTCGGGATTTGTTATTTTATAAACACCCTGACTAAACTTTAAACTCATGCAAGTATGTTTCTTAATATTTCCGCATTGGGAGCAAACGGTTGTGCATAACCCAATGAGCTCGTTTTAAATCTATTGTAGTTTAGAATTTCAGAAACTAGACCCGATAGTTCAGCATTAGAGAGGCCTTTTAGAGTATCTAATATTTGCATGGCGTCATATCCGTCTTGCTTTGCTTGTGTCATAATCGTTACTGCAATGGATTCCGCAGACACTTCGCCGAAATCTCTATTGGTAAAGAATCCCTTCATTGCTGCAAGCACAGTCGCATTAAGTTCTACAGGTAAAGAATAATAATTATTAAATGACTGCAACGTCTGGTCTGACACTGTGGAATCGAGGGGAAGATTAGAATAAGACTGACTCATGATTAGCCCTTGGGAAATATTATTGCAGCAGGATTTGCACGAGTACTGCCGTCTACACTGGTATTAAATCCCTTGAAGATATTAATTCCGATGCCACCCGGTAAATTAAATACCCCAGGTTGATTTTGTGTGCTAGGTGGCTCGGCATATTTTCCTGCACTGCCACCTAGTGCCCCTAGCACGCTTCCTGCAATATTGTATCCTACTGCGCCTTGTCTACCTAACCCCTTCTGATTTAAATAATTTTTAGCAAGGATGGTTCCAATGTCTACAAGTTGATTTCTTGTTTCTGGTATTGCAGTAGAACCAAATACTCGTGCCTTGCCAGGTTGGTCAAATGCAGATTTTGTTTGTGTGTATGTAGGAGAGTTAGTCTTGTTACCAGCAATTAGCAACGGACTTGGTTCTTTATCGTAATATGTCGCTGCCCAATTAGTTGGTTGTTGACCTGGAACAATTTTTCCTGTTTTATAAATTACACTTTCATATGCAATAGTCATCCTATTTTGTAATATTTTAGATCCCTCAGATTGACTGACTGAATCGTGGTGCCAGTCAGTTAATTTAGGATTAACCAACGTATATTGGGTAAACTGATGTTGATGCAACACATACAAGTCAATAGAACTAAAAAATGGCTCAGCTAACTTGTTATCATATCTGCCATATGTATAATTTGTTGTTCCGTATTTTGTATCTTTAAATGCCCTAGACGATAGGTCACTGTCAGCATAATAATTCTTGTAATAGTTCACCCACAGATTATGTGTAATATCGCTGTTGTCGTCGTGCAATTCTATTGTGATAGGATTATATGTTAACTTTGTTTGTACAACAGTTTTTCTATTGTATTGATTTAGTGTTTCGGTAGCAACAGTAAATTTAGGAAGATCGGTTTTTTTAACAAGTAACCCTACATCAGCTCGGTCATTGTCCTTCCACGTGTTTTTTTTAATTGCATCTTTATTGTTGATATTTAATTGAACAAAATATAAAAATCCTACTTTGGGTGCTCTTGCATACGTGCTATCTACATATAGTCGACTAGCATGTTGATAGTCCTTCATCACAGGACCGTACCCTTGGTTGGATAAGAAATTATTAAATGCATTACTCATACTAATATTTAGCCAAAGAAAAACCTGGGTGTTACGCCAGGTTCTAGTGAGTTAATGACTATTAACCTGTTGTTAGCCCCTGTGCTGTTGGCGGCCGCACTGTCCTTCCAACTGCTAAGCCGATGCCAGACGATGTTCCGCCAGGCGCTTCTAGTTGGATTGCGTTATCAATAGAGATAGTCATATCGATGTCTAGCGGCTCGCTCTTGGCATAATCGCCACCAGCATAAGTAACTTGCTTGATATAGCAACCTAAGTATTCAAAACTTTCAAGTGTAACTGGCTCATATGAACCATTGCCGCCGTCTAGAATTTCTACACGCATTCTGAACTTGTAATCAATACCCGATGCTGCACCACTTTGTTCAAAGAAGTCAAACTGTTTCTGTAGTTGTGCGCCCACTAACTTGCTCACAACGCCGCTTGCGTCGTCGCGAATCTTTAGTTTTGGATCGCCCCACTTGTGTTTACCTAACATTTTAACTCTACTGTTATATACTTCTAAAGTAAAATCATCAAATGTGAGATCTGGACGACTTACAGTTATAACTTGTTTTGTTAACTCTGTGGTAGGGGTTCCAGGAACACCGAACTGATCTAGCGTAACGCGAAAGCGATACGACAGTTTTGGCATCAACAGCCCTTGAGTCGTCGCGCCGGCCCCTGCCGGTAAAGGTACTGTGAATCTATTTAAACTTGCAATTGGCATACTAAATGCTCCTTAATCTATGTTATTTACCTATTATAGTCCAGCGGCAATGTCACCAGTATTTTTCAGTCTTAGCGGAATGTAAATAAATTCAACCGCTTTAACTGGCTCAATAGCAATGTCCATATACAATTCACTGCGATCAATTCTCGCAGGAGTATTGTTTGTTTCGTCGCAGACTACAACGAAGTCGTATAGAGCACGTTGACCCACTAACTCTAACATTAGACTTTCTGCGGCTGCTTTGATTTCTCTGCGTGTTTGTGCATCATTAGGTTCAAACAAGAAAGGCCTTGCAAGAATGTCTAATTGTCTACGTAGATAGCAAACTAAACGAGCCACGTTAATTCTATCTAAAGAACTTGCAGTTTTAGCACGAGTACGCTGACCATATGCTAAAAGGCCAACACCGGTTAGTGTTGCAATAGGATTAATTTTAACGATGTCTAATACATCGCGCAGTCCTTGATATAACGCAGTTGATTTAAATTCGCCTTCGCTAGTGATGTAACCAACCGATGTAGCGTTGTCTACACCGCCACGACGTGTACCTGCCGGTGCAAACCATGGATAACTCTTTGCATCACTATTAATAATAGTGCGTAGCATCATATGGCTTGGCGGAACAACGATATAGTTTCCTGTATTATCATTTGTATACCCGCTCGGATAATACATCGCCATGTATTCATCATAACTCGTAGCACCATCATCACCATTATCTAATGCTCCGGCCGTATTTAATCCCCAAGCATTTAATGCTGTGCC